GTGACGCACGTCATGCGCAAGACCGAGCAGGAGCTTGAGGCCCTGATGGAGGTGGGCTTCTACGCCGAGGTGCAGCTCGGCACGCCCTACAAGATGCTTGACGACATCAAGCAGGCCAAGGACGACCAGACCGGCTTCAGCGACATCACGGACGAGTCGTTCACGGTCTACGAGGTGCAGGTCAGCATGGCCTTCCCGGCGATGGAGGGCGACTCCACGCCGCGCCCCTACGTCGTCACGAAATTGCGCGGTGGCGACATGCTGTCGATCCGCCGCAACTGGAGCGAGGAGGACCCGCTCTTCATGCGCCGCCAGCACTTCGTCCAGTACGACTACGTGCCGGGCTTCGGCCCCTACGGCTATGGCCTCTTCCACCTGATCGGCGGGTACGCCAAGAGCGCGACGAGCATCATCCGCATGCTCATCGACGCGGGGACACTGGCCAACCTGCCGGGTGGCCTGAAGTCGAAGGGCCTGCGCATCAAGGGCGACGACACGCCCATCTCACCGGGGGAATGGCGCGACGTGGACGTGCTCTCGGGCACGCTGCGCGACAACCTCCTGCCGCTGCCGTACAAGGGCGCGGACGCGACGCTCGCGGCCCTCTTGGACAAGATCATCGAGGACGGCCGGCGCATACCCGGCACGGCCGACATGAAGATCAGCGACATGAGCGCGCAGGCGCCGGTCGGGACCACGCTCGCGCTCCTCGAACGCCAGCTCAAGGTCATGTCCGCGGTGCAGGCGCGCACCCACAACTCCCTCAAGCACGAGCTGAAGCTGCTGAAGGAGGTCATCAAGGACTCCGGCGACGACAACTACACCTACCAGACCACCGACAACAACCCGGGGTCCAAGCAAGCCGACTTCTCGATGGTCGACGTGATCCCGGTCAGCGATCCGAGCGCGGCGACGATGAGCCAGCGCGTGGTGCAGTACCAAGCGGCGATCCAGTTGTCGAGTCAGGCTCCGCAGGTTTACGATCTCGCGGAGCTGCATCGGGGCATGCTGGAGGTGCTCGGCATCAAGAACGCCACGAAGCTCGTGCCGCTGAAGCCGGAAGCCGTGCCGACCGACCCGATCACCGAGAACATGAACGTGCTGATGGCCAAGCCCATCAAGGCGTTCATCCAGCAGGACCACACCTCGCACCTCGCGGTGCACCAAGCCTTCATGCAGGACCCGGTGGTGCAGCAGAGCATCGGCCAGAACCCGCAGGCGCCCATGATGATGGGCGCGATGCAGGCGCACATCGCCGAGCACACGGCTTACCAGTGGCGTGCGCAGATGGAGCAGCAGCTCGGACAGCCGCTGCCGGACCCGGCCGCGCCGATGGACGAGCAGCAACAGGCGCAGCTCGTGCAGGCGATGGCGCAGGCCGCGCAGCAGGTCACGCAGGAGCACCAGCAGCAAGCCGCGCAGCAGAAGGCGCAGCAGGCCGCGCAGGACCCGATGATCCAGCTCCAGACCCGTGCCCTCGATCAACGCGATCGCGAGCTGGGGATCAAGGAGAAGGAGCTTCAGGTCAAGGCGTCCGACCTCGCCGACAAGCACCAGCTTGCCGAGGACCAGCTCCATGTCGACGCGGCAGACAAGGCCGACAAGCTCGACCTCGCACGCGAGAAGCTGGTGCAGGCCGGCGAGCTGGGCGAGCAGCAGATCGAGGTCAAGGCGCTGCAGGTCGGCATGATGGGCCGCGCGCAGGATCAGGAGCTGCTGGCGCAGGACCGTGCCGATGCGCAGGCCGATGTGGACCGGCTGCATGCCGAGCACGAGAGCGACCAGATCGGCCTGAGCAAGGACCCGGAGCCTTCGGACGAGCAGACCGAGGCAGCGGGGCCGGCACCGCAGGTGCCCGAGCCGGAGCCGCAGCCCGCGGTGCCTGAAGCGCAGCCGGAGGCAGAGCCCGGCGCTGCGCCGCCGACACCGCCTGAAGGGACGCCGCCGCAGTGAAAGGCGATGTTCCTACCGATGTCGACGAGCTTCTGAAGAAGCTGCGCGAAGAAATCGTCGGTCGTTCAACGGCGCTGGTCCGGGGTGCTCCCGCTGACTACGCCGCGTATCAAAACCTCGTGGGGGTTCTCTCTGGGCTGACCCTCGCCGAGCAACTCGTGATAGCCCTGCTGGAGCACATGGATGACCGCGATTTTGACACCTGACCCCGGACTGGTACTGCCGAAACACGTTGCAGGCGAGACGCCCGAGCCCGCATCGCGGTTGATGCCCAAGCCCGCAGGCTTTCACATCCTGTGCGCGATCCCGAAGGCCAAGGAATCGTTCGAGCAGTCGGTGCTGATCAAGGCCGCGAAGACGATGGCCGATGAAGAGGCGGCGACGACCGTGCTCTTCGTCCTCGACCTCGGTCCCGATGCGTACGGCGACAAGGCACGGTTCCCGAGCGGCCCGTGGTGCAAGAAGGGCGACTACATCGTGGTGCGCACCTACTCGGGCACGCGCTTCAAGATTTTCGGGCAGGAGTTCCGCATTCTCAACGACGATCAGGTGGAAGCCGTCGTGGACGATCCCCGCGGCATCCTGCGCGTGCAGGCATAGAACCGATCGCCGGGCGGTTTCCCGGTGCACGACAAGGAGAGGTGACATGGCTGATCCCAGTGATGAAGAAGTGACGATCGATGGCGCCGCCGAAGGTGGCGAGGTCAAGTCGAAGGCCAACGGCCACGACAAGGATGAAGTCAATCTCGATGATGTCGAGGTCATCGACGACACGCCGGAGAAGGACAAGGGGCGAAAGCCGCTCGGCCGCGAGGTCAAGGACCCGACCGACGAAGAGCTGTCCACGTACTCGGCCGGCGTCAAGCAGCGCTTCAGCGAGCTGACCCACGCGCGCCATGACGAGCGCCGGGCGCGCGAGACGGCAGAGCGCGAGCGCGACGAGGCGACACGCGCAGCGCAGGCGCTGCTCAACCAGAACCGCGAGCTGCAGCAACGCACGGTGCAGGGCGAGACGCACCTCGTCGCTGCGTCGAAGCAGAACGCCGAGGCCGCGCTCGCGGCCGCGCGCATCGAGCTGAAGGCGGCGAAGGAGGCGTTCGATCCCGATGCCGAGATGGCAGCACAGGAGAAGCTGCTCGAAGCCAAGATTCAACTGCGCGAACTCGAACGGTACCGGCCGCGCGCTGTACAAGCGCCGGAAACTGAGGTACAACTGCCGGCAGTAAGCAGCCCGGATGAGCCGGTTGACCAGAAGACACTGCGCTGGCAGGCACGAAACCAGTGGTTCGGCTCAGACGGAAACGAGGACATGACCAGCTTCGCGCTGGGCTTCCACCAGAAGCTGGTGAAGTCGGGCGTTGATCCTCGCTCTGACGATTATTTCGAGAAAGTCGATGGCCGGCTTCGCGAGGTGTTCCCTGATTTCTTCGGGGCCGCACCCACCGGTGACGACACACGCTCCACGCAGCGCACCGCTCGTACGAGTCCCGTAGCTCCGGCTACCCGGACCGTCGCAGGCGTCACCAAGGTCAAGCTCACGCAGACGCAGCTCGCGTTGGCGAAGAAGTTCGGCCTCACCCCGCAGCAATACGCACAGGAAGTCGTGCGTCTGGAGCAGAAATGAGCGCAGTACCGTCAGCAACACCTCGTAACCCGCGCGACACCGAGACGCGTGCAGCAGAAGTTCGTGAGGAATCGTACGTGCCCCCGAGCACGCTGCCTGTTCCCACTGCCGAGCCCGGCATGACCTTTCACTGGGTCGCCACGCACGTCATGGGAGTCGCCGATCCGACCAACGTCAGCAAGCGGCTGCGCGAGGGTTGGGTTCCGGTGAAGGCGGTGGATCACCCCGAACTCGAATTGCCGGGCAACGCCGCGGGCAACGTCGAGATCGGCGGCTTGATGCTCTGCAAGATGCCTACCTCGAAGGTGGTGGCGCGACAGCGCTACTACGAGGAGCAGGCCCGCAAGCAGATGCAGTCGGTGGACACGGCCCTCATGCGCAACAACGACCCCCGGATGCCGCTGTTCGTCGAGCGCAAGAGCAAGACGACCCGCGGCTCATCGTTCGGCAACGGAACTTAAGGAACAACCATGTCAGCAACGGCACTCCCGTACGGGCTGCGCCCCGTCAAGCGCATGGACGGCTTGCCCTACGCGGGCGCCGTCACCGAGCTGGAGATCGACCCCGCAGGCTATGCGGCGAACATCTTCAACGGCTCGATCGTCACGATCATCACCACGGGCTACATCCAGCTCATGGTGGCGACCGGTGCCGATGGCACGACCAACGCGTTCCCGGCAGGCACTGCCGGTGTCTTCGTGGGGTGCTCGTTCGTCAACGCGCAGGGTCAGCTCATCTTCTCGCAGTACTACCCGGCCGGCTACGTCGCCCCTGCGGGCACGAAGATCAAGGCCAAGGTGGTCATGGACCCCGACGTGCTCTTCCAAGGGCAGCTCAACGGCGTCGGCGCGCAAGCGGTGATCGGCGCGAACACGTTCTTGGCGGCAGTGCAGTCCACCAGCACGGGCAGTACCGTGACGGGCAACTCCACTTCGGCGTTGACGGCATCGGTGGTCGCAACGAACGCAGCTCTGCGCGTCGTGGCGCTCGTCGCTCCCACGGGCGACGCGTTCCAAGACGTGCTGGTCAAGTTCAACCCCGGTCATCACAGCTACCTCAACGCTGTCGGCATCTGACGCGCAACCAATCGAGGAGCAACAAACATGGCCATCTCACGCGCACAGCTCATGAAGGAGCTGCTCCCCGGGCTGAACGCCTTGTTCGGTCTGGAGTACAAGCAGTACCCGGAAGAGCACAAGGACATCTTCGAGACGGAAACGTCGGAGCGTTCGTTCGAGGAAGAAGTCAAGCTGTCGGGCTTCGGTCCGGCGCCGGTCAAGGCCGAGGGCGACGCTCTCAGCTACGACAACGCACAGGAGGCGTTCACCTCGCGGTACATCCACGAGACGGTCGCACTCGGGTTCAGCGTCACGGAGGAAGCCGTCGAGGACAACCTCTACGACTCGCTCTCGGCGCGCTACACCAAGGCCCTCGCACGAGCGATGGCCTACACCAAGCAGGTGAAGGGTGCGGCGATCCTCAACAACGGCTTCAGCGGCTCGTTCCTCGGCGGTGACGGCGTGTCGCTGTTCGGCGTCAATGCCGCAGCGACCCGTGTCGGACACCCGCTGGTCGGCGGCGGCGTCAACTTCAATTCCCCGCCGACAGGCGTGGACCTGAACGAGACGGCGCTGGAAGCCGCGATCATCCAGATCGCCGGCTGGACCGATGAGCGCGGGCTCCTGATCGCCGCGCTCGCACGCAAGCTGGTGGTGCCTCCGTCGTACCAGTTCACGGCGGTGCGGCTCCTGCAGTCGGAAGGTCGGACGGCCACCGCGGACAACGACATCAACGCGATCCGCAACATGTCGGCGATCCCGGGCGGCTACACGGTCAACCACTACCTGCTCGACACGAACGCTTGGTTCCTCAAGACCGACGTGCCGAACGGGCTGAAGCACTTCAGCCGTGTCGCCCTCAAGACCGGCATGGACGAGGACTTCGACACCGGCAACAGCCGGTACAAGGCCCGCGAGCGCTACAGCTTCGGCTGGTCCGATGCGCTCGGAATGTGGGGCTCGGCCGGCTCGACCTGAGCTGCGATCGATGTTCTGCAAAAAGGGGCCCTGCGGGGCCCCTTTTCGTGGCAGACTCCGACTGCCCCCGGGAATTCACCCCCTACGCGCTGCGACAGGCCCGGCTGACGACATGCAGACTCAGCGCGCATCACTCGCATGTGAGGCCCTATGTCCGCGACCCACTTCTCCGGTCCCGTCGTTTCTGCGGCGGGCTTCGTCGGCGTCCTCGTTCCCCCGGTCGGTGTCGGCTACGGAATGATCTTCACCCCGATCACTACCGCGACGTTGCCGCCCGCGAGCGCATCGCTCCTTGGTGCGGTCGCGATGATCAGCGACAACGGCGTCGGCAACAACGAGTACTGCCTCGTGATCTGCACGGGCGCCGCGTGGGTCACGGCGGTCGGCCTCGCACTGACGTAAGGAGTCCGTCATGGACACCGATGTCTTTGTGGTACGCGTTACCGGGGTCGTAACCGGCCTGCTCTACAACGGACGCACGCGTGTTCGCGGCATCCAGTTCACGGGCACTGGTGTCGGCACGCTGGAGCTGCGCGACGGAAGCAGCGGCGGCGTCGTGAAGATGCTGCTCGATGTCGGGAGCGGCGTGGGCGACATCCTCATCCCGGCCGATGGCCTCCTCTTCACGACGGGTGTCTACGTGACCAGCACGGGTGCGTTCACATCGGCCAATCTTTTCTGCGGCTAGGAGCTGCCATGCGCAAGAAGTTCGACGACCTCGGCAAGGGCAAGTGCTTCGCTGCAGGCGGTGACGTGAAGGCCGAGCTGAAGTTCATGAAGGACAAGGGTGCGCCCAAGTCGATGATCAAGGCCGAGAAGAAGGAGCACGGGCTCCCGGCCTTCGAGGGCGGCGGCTCATCGGGTGGCGGCTCGGCCGGCAGCGCGGGCAAGAGCCGCTTCGTCGGCCACGGCGCGTTCAACTTCGGCGGCAAGGGCGGTGCCAAGGCCAAGCCTTTCGCCGAGGGCGGCTCGATCGACGACGCGACGCGCGCTCGCGCGCTTGCGTGGGTCGACAAGCGGCGCGCACAGCAGGACGCTGAAGGCGCTGGCGACGCGAGTGCGGCTGAACCCTCACCGATCGCGCTGCCGGCGATCAAACGGCGTCCTGCTGCGACGCAGGGCCCTTCGCATGCACCCGGTCCCGCGCCCGTGGTCGAGCAGAAGACCACGACGGTCTACAGCCACGAAGGCGCCGGCAAGCCGCCGCCTCGCGACACGACCGGCTTCGCGGAGACGGCTTTCAACGCAGTTCGTTCTGCGTTGACTCCCAAGGCAGGGGCGCCCAAGGCCACTGAGGCGGATGCCGTCGCGGCAGCGAACAAGGGCATCCCCAAGGAGTGGACCGGGCAGGATCAGCCGCCGCCGGCCTATCGCCGGATGCACGAGAGCACCAGTGCGGCATCGCGCTATGCCGGCGGTGGCAGCATCGACGGCTGTGCCCGCAAGGGCAAGACCCGTGGAAAGGTGATCTGACATGGCTGCGTTCCGACCCACTCCCCAAGCGTCACGCTTCGCACCCCCACAGGGTGCTTCCGCCGCACGTCCGGCAGCAGCGGCACCGCAGATGTCTCCGATGAAGAGCGCAGGACCTCCGGGCATGGCGCCGCCCGGCGGTCCTCCGGGCATGGTCGGCAATGCACTGAGCGCAGCGAACATGCAGGCGCAGAAGGCAGGTCTGCCGCAGGCTCCGCAGGGCGGCATGCTCAGCACGATGGGCTCCGCGCAGCCGATGGGCGGAGCACCGCCGCAGATGGCACAAGCAGCGCAGATGCAGGCGATGAAGCAGGCTGCATCGATGCCGCAGCCTCCGGGCGCAGTCGGTGGTCTGGGCGGCACTGCATCGATGGGTCCGCGGCCGGGGTTGCCAGTGATGCCGGGTGCGCCCGCGAGCGGCATGCTGCCGGCGCAGGGCGGATTCAATCAGGCACCGGCACAGCCGATGGGCGGCATGCAGTCGATGGGGCAGGCACAGCCGATGGGCGGTGGCATTGGTGGGCCGCAGAACATGCAAGCGCAGCAGTCGTACGACCAGATGATGAATGCGAAGAGCGCTGCGATGAACACGGCGAATGCGCCCGTGACGCCTGCAGGGGCTGGCATGGCCGGCAAGGTGATGCCCGGTGCGCCGATCGGACGGTCGATGGCGATGAAGAAGGGTGGCGAGGTGAAGCTCGCCAAGGGCGGCAGCGTCGGCGGGCGTGGTGATGGCATCGCGCAGCGCGGCAAGACGCGCGGGACGATGCGGTAGGGCCTCATGGCTACCTCCGGCACTTCGATCGCCAACTTTGAACTCATCGACATCATCGAGGAGGCGGGGGAGCGTTGCGGCGTCGAGATCAGGGCCGGCTACCAAGTCCGCACCGCGCGCCGCAGCCTGAACCTGCTCCTGATGGAGTGGGCGAATCGGGGGATAAATCTGTGGACAGTCGAGGAGGTGCAGGTGCCGCTCATCCCCGGCACGGACACCTACTTGATGGCTCCCGACACTGTGGATGTCTTCGAGTCGGTGATCCGCACGGGGCTCGGCAGCAGTCAGACCGACCTCGTGCTCAATCGCATCAGCGGCGCGGTCTACATGACGGTGCCGAACAAGACCGCGCAGGGCCGGCCGTACCAAATCTGGGTCGACCGCCAGATCACGCAGCGAATCGTGCTCTGGCCGGTGCCTGACGCATCGATCCCCTACACGATGGTCTACTGGCGCCTGCGTCGCCTGCAGGACGCCGGCAATGGCCTGAACACGGAAGACGTTCCCTTCCGCTTCCTGCCGGCGCTGATCGCGGGGCTCGCC